TGTCCAGCGCAAGCGCGAAAGCGTCGACCGCTGGAGGCTCTCAGGACATGCAGGCTGCATGTACGCCGTCGGTATCGGAGGCACTGTGACCGGGCGCGGCGCGCACGTCCTGATTGCAGACGACTACTGCAAGAACCGCGAGGACGCGGATTCCCTGACCATGCGGGACAAGGTGTGGTTCAGCTTCCAGTCCGACATGATGACCCGCCTCGCACCGAACCATGCGGTCATCATCGTCGCCAACCGCTGGCACTCCGATGACCTCATCGGCCGCATCCAGCGCCGGAACGATCCGGCATCCAAGGACTACGACCCGGACTTCCCGAAATTCGAGGTGCTGAACTTCCCGGCATGGGATTCGAAGCGCGGCTGGCTTTTCCCCGAACGCTACACGGAGACTTGGTACAAGAGCCTGCGGGCGTTCATGGGATCCTACTCCTGGAGCGCGCAGGGACTGCAAGAGCCGAAGCCCAGGAAGGGCAACATGCTCCGCGTCGACCTGGTCAACTGGATCGACCGGAAGGACCTTCCCCTCAATCTTCGCCCGCGTCGCGGCTGGGACCTCGCGTCTTCAGAGAAGGAGCTGGTGAAGGACGACCCGGACTGGACCTCGGGTACGTTGGCGGCGTTCCAGAAGTCGACAGGACGCCTCTACATCCTCGATGAGCGGGCCGTGCAGTCCACTGCGCTGATGCGAAACACGCTCATTCGGGAGACTGCCCATGCGGACGGCAGGGAGATTAAGGTTCGCATCGAGTCCGTCGCCGGCTACAAAGATGCTTACGAAACGATCCGCGACGTGCTGCGAGGGATCGTTAAGGTCGAGAAGGTTACGGTCTCCCGGGATCTCGTTGCCAGGGCGACCGCGCTGGAGCCCCTCTTCGAGGCGGGCAAGGTCTACGCTGTGCGGGGTGACTGGAACGAGCAATGGAAGAACGAGTTCCGCGACTTCCCAAGCGGAGATCACGACGACAAGATTGCGTCGCTTCTGGCGGCGGTGTATGCGGACATCAAGGAAGCCGACCGCAGGGTCGGTGCATGGGGGGTGAACAAGAATGTCTAGCAAGAACTCACTTGCGATCCTGCAGAACTCGGTCACGGCTGTGCGCTCCCTCTGGGGCAGGCTTCTGGGACAGCCGGAGATGTACGACGGCAACCGTAACATCAACAAGGCCTGCGGGTACCCGGAAGAGCCGACGAACCAGGAGTACTACTGGTTCTGGAAGCGATTCGGCCTCGGCAAGCGAATCATCAACATCTATCCGGACGAGTGCTGGAAGGTCTCACCTTACATCTACGAGGATCCGGACCCGGACGTGGAGACGCAGTTCGAGAAGGACCTGAAGGAGCTGGACGAGAGGCTGTCTTTCCTGAGCCGCCTTCACAGGCTCGACCGGCTGAGCGGCGTCGGACGATTCGGAGTGATGTACCTGGGATTCGACGACGTGGACTCCGTCGAGGGCGTGTCACGTCCGGTTGAGGGCAAGGTCAAGCTCCTCTTCCTGAAGGTGTTCGACGAAACGAGGGTCGAGGTCGGCCAGTGGGTCACCGATGACAAGGACCCGCGCTTTGGGCTTCCACTTGCGTACACGATCACCTTCGGCGAGGTCAACGCCACCGGGTCTGGGAACTCAAACAGGCGCACGGTCCACTGGAGCCGCGTCATCCACTTCGCCGACAACTGCGAGGACTCCGACGTCTACGGGGAGCCGCGCCTTCGCCCGGTGTACAACAGACTCATCGATCTGCGCAAGATCTACGGCGGCTCCGCTGAGATGTTCTGGCTTGGGGCGCGACCATCGATCGGTTTTGAGATGGATCCTCAGGCCAAGCTCGAGGCTGAGGACGTCGAGGAGATGCAGGACGAGATCGAGAAGTTCATCAACGACCTGCAGCCATACTTCAAGCTCCAGGGGGTGAAGGCGAATGCCATCCGAACGATGATCAAGGAGCCCACGAAGTTCATCGACGCGCACCTGCAGTTCATCGCGACGACCTACGAGGTCCCCGTCCGCGTCTTCCTTGGCTCGGAGGTGGGGCAGCTCGCTGGGGATAAGGACGACGAGCATTGGAACTCGCGCGTCGGCGGGCGCCAGATTACCACGCTTACCCCCAGGATCATCCGCCCGACCATCGATCGCTTCATCGAATATGGTGTGGTTGCGACGCCGAAGCAATACACGGTTGAGTGGCAGGACCTCAACACTACGGATAGCAAGGACCGCGCCGAGGTCGCCGAGATCATCTCCAAAGCGATGAAGGACTACGTCGAATCAGACAGCGCCAGACTCATGCACCCGGAGATCTACCTCCGCGACGTGGTGGGCCTATCCGACGAGGTCATCCGAGCGAACAGAGAGCTCATCGAAGGGTTCGAGAAAGACGTACCCGACGATGAGGACGAAGAGGACGAAGAGTAGCATGCTGCAGACCTGCTCACACTCCCACTCACACTACCACCTCACCGTAGGTGGCACCTTCTCGCGACCGGCCCTGATCTCCAACCAGGCCCCGTCTCCACTGAAGCGAAGGGATCCGACCGGAACCACCACTCTGCGGGCGTCGTTCGTGGCGGAGGTTCGCAGGCGGATTCGCTCCATCAAACGTGACGTCATTGAAAGCATCGTCGAAGACGACGTTCTGGGACTGAAGGTGGATCGAAGCGACGGGTTTCGTAACGCCTCTCCCGGCAAACAGGCGTTTGCGTTTGAGACCTCAGCAGAGAAGCATGATCTGTTCATGGAGTGGTTGGAGAAGCAAACGGACATTTCCCTTCTTCAGCCGGAAGGTTGGACGGATGAGTGGATCGAGAGCGCCTACAAGAAGGGCGTCGTCGACTCCTTTATCGAGATGAAGCGGGGAGACCTCTTCACCGGGAAGGCCGCTGGGTTCAACGGCGTGACGAAAGAAGAATTCGCCAGACAGTCGTTCGCTATGCCGGTGCATCGCGACGCGCTCGAGCTCATCTTCACACGAGTTTACAAGAATCTCGAAGGCATCGACGACGCAATGGATCTCTCCATAAGTCAAATCCTCGCGAACGGCCTGGTGGAAGGACGCAACCCCAGAGAGCTGGCGAGGCAGATAACCAAGACCATCGACACCATCGGGCGCAATCGCGCAACCATCATGGCTCGCACGGAGGTCGTTCGCGCTCATGCAGAGGCTACCCTCAACAACTACGAGTCCTTCGGGGTGTACGAGGTCAAAGTTCTGGCGGAGTGGTCGACCGCCGGTGACGACCGGGTCTGTCCCATCTGCCTTCCAATGGAGGGGATCGTAGTCCCGACGAAAGAGGCTCGAGGCCTTCTTCCTCGGCACGCACAATGCAGGTGTTCTTGGGTCCCAGCTCTTGCGGACGAGCATGAGACCGGTCAGAAGCGCGGAGCGGCTCAGCGGGAGAACCTGTTCAAGAGAAGCGTAGCGCGTGAGGGCGGCAGCGCAAAAAGCTCCTGGCCCGGGAAGGAGGGGCTCGGTGAGGTAGGCAAACGAAGAGCGAAGCAGTCCACGCTCGACAAAGAGCTGAACCGCATACGAGCTGATCGCGATGAGAAGCCCCTTCCCGCTGGGAGCGCAACACGAGGGAAGCCTCCGGTAAGCCAACGGGATGTCGGTCGTGGACGAAAGCCGGCGCGGAGAGCGAAGACTACCAAGACGAAGGTCACACCTCCTGGCAGGCCGGCCGTGGGAGCACCAGCTCCTTCCAGTAGACGACGGGCTCCGGGAAGGAGAGTGCCGTTCCGAGGACCGAGCGGGCAGCTTCCCCAGCCCGGGGTTGGACCGACTAAGAAGGAACGGCTGGACCAGTTCAGGAAGGAAAATCTGAACCGCTCGACAGAGAGGGCGCAGGTGGTCGACGCCAGAGGCAACGTAGTTTTGAGCAAGGACGGTGGCGGGAGCAGTGTAACCTTTACGGACGCCGATCGTGCGAAGATGCGGAACCGGACGCTCATCCACAACCATCCTCCCGAGCAAGCCCTCGGACACAAATGGTCTGAAGGCCTTTCACCGAGCGATGTTGGTTTCGCAGTCTCAAACGGCGCGGCTGAAATGCGGGCCGTCGGAGTGAGTGGAGAGGGAATCCTGCGCATTCCGACGGAACTAAGAGGAGACGCTAAGCTTGCCGGCAAGGTCGCCAACGAGATGGAGTCTATCCACACCAAAGTCGCACGAGAGCAGGCGGCAAAGGCGATAGACGACATGAGACGACTGAAGTGGACGAAGGCAGAGGCGAACCGGATCATGCAGGATCGAATCCTGAGAGAGACGAATAGTCAAATGGCTGCTGTCGCAAAAGCGAACGGACTGGGATATGCCTTTCGACAATATCGATGACTCATCCTTCTTTGCTGTAGGAGCTCAGCTGCCGGTCTGCGTTGACTGTGTACACTATCTGATAAACGGAACGTGCGAGGCTTTTCCGAACGGCATAGTAGACGACATCTGGATAAAGGGTGAACCCCATAACACCCCGAGACGCGGGGACGGTGGAATCACCTTCAAGGCGAGAGAAGACCAATGACAAGCGCAGTAGCCAGAATCGACCAGACCTGGGAGCAGCTCAGAGATCCGTCGCATCGCAGGCACTGCGCACAGCGTGCGCGTGCCCTCTGGATCGCGAAGCACGTGGTCGGTTCTCGCGTCCTCGAGGTCGGCTGCGGAGGGGGTGGGGTGACGAACGTTCTGGTGGAAGTCCCAGGCGTGGAGATCGTCGTGGCCATCGACGTCGATGCTCAAGCGACTCGGCTCGCCCACTCGCGACTGAAGAAGCGGTCGAACCTGATCATCGCTA